GAGAATGAAGATTCCGACGTTACTAACTGAGTGTTGTATCTAATCGTGGGGGCAGGTCACTTCGCCATGATCGCCGGAAGAATATTTGGTTTCATGAATATAGAGCCTGTAGTTCTTTGGGTTCCAATGATACTGCAACTGTTGTTAAGCGTTGCTATCTTTATTTTTTCTGTTTTTATAAAAATTGTCTTTGGAAGATATCCCGGAGAAGCTAAGGGATTTAATAAAGAATTCATAAAAACTATAAAATAAATGCCGTCCTTGGCTTACAGTGCTACTGCCGGGTCGCTTCGTTAGCTAAGAGCGGGCGCACGGCAGTAGCAGCCTGATTTAGCGCTCTTTCATAAGCTGGCGTTCCAGCTTTAGTGTTTGCCAGACGTAAGAGCGCATTCCTTGCTGCTTTGGACTCATACAAACGCATCATTGCACCGAAACCAGCCTCAAGCCCCATTGATACGCCAAGAGTCGCAGTTGCGCCAATCGTCCTTATCCTGTTGGCTTGAGATTGCCCCGTCTGAGTTACTACATTTGCGGTGTCTGATCTTGCTGTTTGCTGTAGAACTTCATGAAGAGCATCAAGTTCTTTCATGTGCTTTCCAGAAAAAATAGTGTTGTAAATTTCACCGCCTGACTGAGATTTCAGCTTATTAACTTCCGTGATGAACTTGGCTGGAGAGTCACCGGCCTTTTCCGCTATTTTGCTGACGTAAGCTGCACGCATAGCATCTTTCCCTTTATCATCCAATGCGCTCCAGATTCGTTTCACGTCAGATGGTTTTCTGCTTAATACAACGGTATTTATAAGTTCAGGACTGGCTTCACTGTTTGCCTTGTTGAGCTTGTTAGCAATGTTTTTATTAAGCACCTTATTATAAACGTTTGCATAATCGGAATTTGCTTTAAGGTATTTTGCTGCGTCTGACGCACCGAGGTTTTTTGCAACTGCGTTACGAAGGTCTTTTGACATTGCATTCTCTACCATATTGGTAGCTGCTTTTGCCTGGTTGGGGAAGACCATAGCATCTCCCTGAACATTAGATCTAAATGCTGTTCTGTGCTGACGCAATAGATCAAACGTAACATCCAAATCAGTTGCAGGGTTTGCTAATTCTTCACGTAGGTTACGCAAGGATGTAAGCAGGCTTTGATTGGCTGAAGTCCCAAGCCGTTCCTGTCTTGCGATCGCTGTATTCAGAGCATTCATGGTATTTGTGGTATCAACTGCGGCATTACCCATTTTATTGGTGACGTCATTGATAACAGCGCCAGCAGCATCCTTCCGCCCCCTTAACGTGGTGGTCAGAGATTTCACCACATCATCAGGGTTGTACTCACCAAAACGGTCAAAATAATTGCTTACCAGCTTACTACGCGTTGCATATTGCTCCGCTCGCTTTGAGCCTGTCCCGAGCAAAGCCCCCTCGGCATCCTGAGTAAGGCCGCGAGTGAAAGCATTTTTCGGCGGGATAACATCAGATGTCATTGGTGTCACACCCATTGATTCTGAGGTGGCAATTTTTTTCGCTACTTCTGGCGCGATATCGCCTTTTATAGCCGTTATTCCACGCCCTATTCCCTTTGCTGCTGCGGAAAGAACACCCTGAGCGGCAAGGTTAACTCCGGCATTTATGGCTGCATTTTGCGCGAAATCACCTTTCTGGTTTGCGGCTTCTGCCAGTGATCCAATAGCCATGCTTCCTGCCGTTCCAACTCCTGGAACTAAATACCCGCCAATTGTTTCTCCAGCTTGCGCATAAGGGTCTGTCGGTCGATCGACAGGGCGATAAACATCATCCAAAACCTTGGGACCACCAAGACCCTGGCTGATTGCATTAATCAGACTTGCGCCACCCTGCAATACGTCAAATGGTATGTTTACCAGACCACGACCAGCCTGCTCTGCAATTTGCCCTGCACTTTGACCACCTGTGAGCCAATCGCCAGCTTGTTGCATCAATGATGGTTCTTCCTGTGTTGGTGCATTATTGGCCTGATTAACTGTTTGTTGCTGAACAGCCTGACCAGCAAAATACTCATCAATGGCGGTGCCAATATCTTCGGTGCTCGTACCATCAGGAAAGGTAAATGTCTTACCGTTTGCAGTTACTTTCATCATTCCACCGTAAATTGAATGCCTGATTTTGAGGTATATGATCCGGATTGACTCTGCTGCGGTTGGGTATTTGTCGGTTGTTGGCTATTGCTCTGTTGTTGACTATTTGCAGCACTTGAAACCACCAAAGCATCATAAACGCGACCAGACTGACCACGTAACGAGTTATATTGGCCCTGCATTTTTCGCATTTTTGTTTCAGTAGCAGCCTTGGAATCACCGGGCTGAGGCAGGTACATTTTGGAATACTCCTGCATCTCTGGCAGAGTAATTGCTGCACCTGTTTCTGGGCGCAAAATTGCATACAAGGCGTCTCTCGCATTTACCATATATTGCTGCTCCGCTGGTGATAGGCTTAAATTTGCAATAGTCCCATCACCAAGAGAGCGATTTATTAATGCAACTCGCTTAGGGTCAATGCTTTTACTAAGCTGATTCATTGAGTCCATTGAATCTTTTAATCGCAAAGCAAATCCTGCCGCCTTCTTGGAACCCTCATTAGCCTTATCTATGATGCTTTGCGCTTGTGGCAAGCTAATTGGTTTAATGCCATCACCAGATATAGGTTGGTTTAGTTTTCCGGCTTCCTCGCTGCCATCGGTGTAATACTTAGTTACCGAGCCATCAGGATTGGTTTCAACCTTAAGTAATTTCTTAGCATTGGGATTAATTCCCGCCGCTGCCGCAAATGCTGCTGCACCATCTGGATCCGCCTTTAACATTTGCGCGTACTGATTGTAATTCTGCATTGCGGCTGTTGGTGCATATGCTGACGTTAACGCATTTGCTCGGCTAATATCCTGCCCTCTCGCCTGAAGTGCTTCGCTGGCCTGATTGCTGCGGATTGTCTCTGCCAGCCTGCCTCGGTCAATTTCACGACCAGCCATCTTATCCTGAACATTGAAGTAATCAATCGGACCAAGCGCGGCCATTCCAAGGTGATCAACAAACTCACCAAATCCTGAAGGATTCTGCTGATACATCTGAGCAACGTTATTAGGGTCAACACCGACGCGCGCCAGCTCATTGGCGTTGTTTTGCAGCCATGATTGCATTGCTTCTGGAGACGATGACGCAAGGCGTGCGCCAGCCGCTAAGGTGCCGATAGAATTACGCTGATCTTCATCAATGAATCCCATGCCTTTACGAACGGATTCAATCTGGTCTGGATATTGAGTAGCCAACTGACGCAAAGCACCGCGATCACCAGACGCATAAGCATTAGCGTACGCCTGCTGAAATTCTTTCTGCCGCTGAGCCTGCTTTTCCTGCTGAAACACCCCTGCAATACCTGAAAGACCTTGCAAAGCAGTCAGCCCAACATTGTTAGCGCCTGAACGCTCAATATCATTGTTCTGCCTGATAAGCTGAAGCGTATTGCCGATGTCATTTACGCTCGGAGCGTTTGAGTTGACGCCGCCGATACCAGCTAACAATCCACCATTTGATCCTTGCCAAGTAGCCATGATTACCCCTTAAAACAACGAGCCAAGCAATCCGATACCAGCACCAATGCCAGCGCCCCAAGGTGTTGATGTTCCCAAAAGGCTGGCAAGACCTGCACCTGCAATCGCACCAGACGTGCCACCGCTAATTGCAGTCTGAAGACTTGATGGTTTATTGGCATTAGCAGCGGCAAGAGCTGCGCTTTGCTGTGCAATGCTGCTCATGTTGTTGGCGTACGTCTGCCCGGCGTTTGCCTGACCTTGCAGAGCACCAAGGCCAATGTTTGCCAGATTGTTGTAGTTGCTCATCTGGTTCGACAACCACGACTGACCGAGAGTCGGGGCAATCGTGGCCAGTTGATTGCTTGTGGCTGTCGAGCCAAGTCCACCCGTCGCCTCCGCAGCAGCAAGACTCTGGTAACGCGCCTGACCTGCAAGGTCTTTATACTGCTGAGAGTTGTAATACTGATTAAGTGCCTGCCCCTGTCCTTCTAAACTGGAAAGATTCTGAAGCTGGTTAACATACTGCTCCGCAAGCGGCGTGAACGGAGCAAGGTTTTTCATGATCGTCTGCCACTGTTGATTTTGCAGGTCTGCGGCATACTTCTGAGCTTCTGCGGCATACTTTGCACTTTTATCAGAACTGCCACCTTTCCCGCCTTTTTCAGGGCAATAAGGTTCCTCGCCGCGCAGTTTTCTGCCCAGCTTAAATGCATATAACATGGCTATCTCCCGTGATTCAGGAAGTCGATTAGTTCTTCGCGTGTGGCGCTGTAAAACGTCACGTCATCAACGCCTTTGAAGTATTTCTTGATGGTTCCTACACGCTTAAGGCCAATCATTGCGCAGTACATCTGACCGTGGCGGAATTTGCGTGCAGCGAACGATGTGACGCACTGAACAGTGGTGTTAGTCAGAATGTATCGCCAGAACGCCAGCCCGATTTCCTTGCTGAAGCCACGAATCTCTGGCAGGTACATGGCGTGGCAATCGAATGTAAGCGGCTGAATCTCCTGATAGTAAACAATGCCGCCGAACTGCCCGTGCACGTTCACCTCAAAGTAACGGCAATCAGGTTTGTAGTCGTATCCATCACCGTTGTTGCTCCCGGCAATAATGTCAGGGTGATTTCCGACTGCTTCGATCAGGTCGATGTTTCGCGTTGGTTTGAACTGAATCATCACTGCTCCGCGATTATCTTGATGGTTGTGGCAGTAAACGCCGCACCATTTGACTGAATGGTTAACGTGCTGCCATTTGTGGCAAGAAATCCGTCTTTATCCACGCTGAAGAACGTAGCTAACAGGATGTTGTCGGTTGTTGTCGCCGCATTACGACTGCTAACCAGTGTGTCAGGAACAGAGCCGGAAAAGGTTAGCTGCATTGATCTGTTAGCGGTTCCGCTGGGCCACGTCCCGACGATCGACAGCTTGAAGAACAAGGTTTTGTTCTCGTTGAACACAACCATCTTGTTGTTAACGGTGTCGAAGAATGGTGCCAACGTTCCGGATGACGGCGTGAGCGTTTTCAGCAGGCTAACAAGGTTAGTCGGCGCTGTCGGGATGGTTACAGATACTCCTGAGTAAACAACCTCTGATTTCTTGCGCGTGGTGGCATACTCAAGCGCAGATATTCTTGTTGAGTGATCACCAACTGTGCTTTGTAGCGTCGAAATACTTCCTTCTGCCGCTGTGAGCCTGGTATCAAGTGCGTCGATATCGGTTGTATTCTGAGTTATGCGCGCATCATGGTTTGCTAACTCAGATTCATTGGCAGCAATTCGCGTCTCGTGATCAGCCAGCTCTGTTTCAGCAGCCGTAATCCTTGTTTCATGATCTGCAAGAGTGCTTTCCGCTGCTGCAATTCTATGTTCATGATTGACGAGAGTTGCTTCAGCAGCTTCAATTCTGGATTCATGGTCTGCAAGGGTGACATCCTGCTCATCATTCTTCACCTGTGCATCATAAGCCCCCTTCCCTGCTTCGTTGGCCTTGTTAGCCACGTTACCAACATCAGTGCCCTGTGCGATAACGTAAAGCAGATACGACTGCGAGAAGATATTGCGTGGAAGAACTGATGTATCGAGCCGCGTAGCTTGGATGATTACCGGCACATTGAGATTCGAATCCGCCATTACTCAATCCTTATCTGGCAGCCAGACAGAGTGACAGGTGACTTAGTGATAACGCGCAATTTGAAGCCAACATTTTTCCTGATGCGCCCTACTCGCTTCCACAAAACGCGTTTGTCGTAAACGAACGGTTCATTCTGCTCAATCATCTGCTCACGACAGTAATTGATGCCATCAGTGGTTGCCGAGAGGAACAGGCGGTCGGCGTACTGAGCAACACCCGTCGATGATTCCACCTCCAGATCAAAGCATCTGGCGTTATCTGCTTTGAAGAGTGGAGTAAACAGCAGGTGTTCTTGCTGTAGCCCATACTGGCTGCTGATATCGAACTGCAATTTCCCGGTCACGGACTCCAGCTTATCGCCGCACGTTATCTGATTGCCTTCGTAAATGAAGTCAATGGCGCGGTACACATCGTCATACAGGCCTGTTTTCAGTACACACCATTGCGGAGCATTGGCGCTTGAAGATGCGTCGTACACCAGAACATGGCGCGGAAGATGGATAATCAGCAGCTCATGAGCATCAAAGCGCAACGATTCCATCACGCCATCAGCCAGTTCATCAGCAGTGTAGGAGCGGAGGATTTTCTCAATGCTCGCGCTGGCGATTGGTGACACCTGCCCGGAGCCGATGATATACACAGACGGCGCACCTGTTGCCGGATTGCTGATGAACGCATACGAATCAGCAAACTGCGTTTTGCAGTAGGTTCCGGCAATGCCTTTCTGCACCATCAGCGATGGCTGTGCGACATACAAAGCAGCACCAACGGTGGTTGCGCCAGTCAGGGAGAAATATTCAATCGTCGATGAACCAAAGCAGACGATGAAGTCTCGCCATGTTCCGATGCCGATGATACCGTCCGGCTGCGATTCTGCGCGATATTGTGCGCTGTATCGGTCAGGGTGCGATTCGTCTTCAAGGTCAGTGATAAACCATGAATCAGTACCGTCTTTTGACCACGCATAACGCCCACGTAAGCGCGTAATGTCGCGAACTGAACCTAACTCGTACTGTGTGAATCCGCTGTCAGTAGGCCAGTTTGAGACGGTTTTAACCGTGCCATCATAGCGGTATTCGACCAGTTGACCATTAACGCCTACCGCCTGTGATGTCCTACCATGCGCCATTGATACACGACCACTTCCGGCGACGTCACCGACTTCGCTTTCACCCTTATACAACTTGCCACCGCAAACGCGATAAACAGCATTCTGCGCCATGTTGTACTCGACTCCGCGCGATACACCGTTCACATCAGAACGTTTGGCAATGCCCGGGAATGAGCGAAGATATCCGCTGCTGTTCAGGATTTCTTTGGGTGTAGCCAGCATATTCACTGGCAGATAGTCGATATAGTCGGCGTTTCGAAAGTCTTTGCCGACACCTTTCATAAGCGGAAGTTGCTGAATCGGCATTTATTCGCTCCCGTTATCGCAAGGTTCCTTCCGGTGGAAGTAATTCCAACCGTTCCACTTCGCCAACTGGTTACCACTACCAACAGGCATACGGTTTGGATAACCGGACTTACATTTAGCGGCTTTTGCTCTGTCCATTGCAGACAGTTTGACGAGTCGCTCTTTCCCGTATCTGGCAGTGGTTATAAGTTTTGCAGGCGCTTCCAGCGCATAATCCGGTGCAATGCGGCAGGCAAGGTTGAAAATAACAGCATTGATAGCGTTATTTGATAAACCGTGCTCATCGCCCGGATCTGGAGCGACATCTGCATCAGCGAAAATGTAGCCAACGCTGATACCAGGTGACACATCACCGCCAAGCCATTCAGCCATCATCATTTCAAGGTCGTTGACGCCGTCTTCCATAGACTGCGGTTCGACATCGGTTAACGTGGCATTTGATGCCACACCGAGCTTACGTAATGCTGCAAGGACTAAATCACCCTTCGTTGTCAGGTTCATCTGCTGCCGCCTTAGGTTTTCGACCAGGATTTTTACGCTGTTTTTCTTCTGGCTCTGGCTCTGGCTCTGGCTCTGGCTCTGGCTCTGGCTCTGGCTCTGGCTCTGG